AAGGTATTCGTATCTCTTTCCAGCTAGGATTCCACTCACCTTTCCAAGAGTATTTAATTTCTACTTCATAAAGGTGATGAATATTTTCTGTAGCTTTGCAGATAATATCAAAGTCTTTCCTCTCTGTTGTGTCTACAGTAGTGTAGTTCATATCTTTAATGTACTTCAAGGTAGCAGACTTTGCATCTCTATCCGCTACTTCATACAACGCCCTATCAAATTGTTTGCGTTTGCCCATCGTATTCATTCTTCGTTCTCCATAAAAGGGTTATCAATCTGTGTCATCCTGCCAGTTTCTTTATCGTAGTGTAAGTAGCAAGCCACACCTGTATCACCAGTGTACCTGTTCTTTAGAATACGTATGGTGGTGGTGTTGGCTGCTTGTTCATCGTCTGCTTGCTGGTTGCGCTCCAAAGCTATGACGGCATCAGAGAGATGTGCAATGCTGGCAGAGCCTCGTAGGTGTGAGAGAGATACCTCACGCCCATCCTCATGCCCACGATCACCTGCTGGCCTACGTAGATGGCTCACCAGTAGCAAGCCTATGCCTGTCTCTTCCACCAAGGACCGTAGCTTAGTCATTAGAATATCAATTGACTTACGTTCATCACCATTATCTTCTTGACCGGATACCAAGATACTGAGGTGATCCAGTATCACCCACTTAGTCTCCAATGCTTTAGCCATGTAGCGTACACGAGCTAGGATTTCATCGTTACTGATTGAACCAAAGTGATCGAAGGCAAAGAACCTTTTGCTGCCTACAGTTTTTTGCTGCCACTCACGTAACTGTTCCTTGGTATATTGATCACGTACCTCTTTGATGTAGAGCCTAGCGTTAGCCTCAACACTCATTATGTTAAAGGCTGTGTTGCGTACACTCTCTTCCATTGCCAAGACACCAATGTTATCCTTGGTATTCATCATGAGGTGGTGCATAAGCTCACGCATGATGCTTGACTTGCCCATACCAGCCCCACTGGTGAACGTGACAAGCTCACCCGTCCTCATACCATAGGTCTTCTCATTGAGATTAGACCAAGGGTACAGACAAGTCTCACAATAGTCTTCATCATAGAGACTATCCCCAAGATCATGTAGATTGATAATCCCAGCAGGAGTAAATGGTTTTGCGGCCCACCAAGCATTGATAAAATCTTCTGACCTCATGCCTACCTTGAGGCACTCATTGGCATCCTTTAAATCAAGCTGCATTATCTTACATTTATTGGGTTCAAATATTTCAGCAACCTCACTGGCTGCTTTCTTACCTGCCTTGTCATTATCAAAACACAATACAATATTACCAAATTGATTTAGGTATTCAAACGATTGCTTGCAGTTTGATACGGCTGATGCTGCTCCATTCTTGAGTGAAACAACAGGCCATTGAGAACCCATTAGCTGATAGGCAGACATAGCATCTACCTCGCCCTCTGTAATGGTAATGAACTTTGCCTTCTGAGTAAATACATTCTGACCAAACAGACCAGCTTCACTCATGCTGCCCTCAGACCAGAACTTTTTATTGGCAGTGTCACGCACCTTATTACAGATGTGATTACCCTTACTATCATAGTACTGATAGACGTGATGCGTTGTCATTGATCCCTTCTTCTTTGTCAGGGTATTGAATTTTCTAGCTGTATCTTTGGTGATCTTGCGATCAGGTATATCATTATACTCAGCAAGTCTTGTAGAGCTAAGACTATTAGAGTGTGTCGGTTGTACTGTAGCCATAGTGGTTACTTTCTTTGCAGGTTTATGTGTTTTACAACTGTAACAAAAGGTGTGACCATCAGGGTAATGATGGTTGGCGTCAGATGATCCGCACTCATCGCACGGACCTTTGTATCCGCTTTCTTCTGGTTGCATTGGTCTTTCCTTTCGTAATTGAATATGCCTCAGAAGGATTTACTCTTAACATATAGCACAAACTAGACCTGTCGTCAAGTTCTTTCTGCGCTTCACGCTTGGTTCTATATCTTTGCAGTACATTATCTTTGTAGACTAGACTATACATCTTCAAAAGTTTCTTTCCAAAGATTATCTACAAAGTCTTCTTTATCTGCCATGACTTCATTGATCTCAATCTTAGCTAGTTGCCTTGCTTCTTTTGCATTATAACCCTCTTCTTTGTATTGGCGTACATAATTTTTAAATAAAGTTGCCCTATCTTTCTGCCAAAAATTCTTAGCCATCTTCGTGATCCTCTATAAATTGTTTGACATCATCAATGTTTGTAGGTTCATAGCCATTGTCGAGCATCATGTACCATAGATCACCGGGATATCCAAGAGATTTTCTTAGTGTCTCTTGTCTTTCTTTCCAGTGTTTATAAAAATTAATTATCTCTGCCGTCATCCAACTCAGCCCATGAATTACCAACACCATTCTCTTGACGTGCTATGGATAATTCTTTTCTTAATTGTTTGATAGTATCATTTGATTCTTTTAACTGTGCTTTCAGCGTACTAATATTACTGTGTAACTGAGAGACAAAACCATTATACTCTTCAGTGAACTCTGTCAATTCTAATCTCCCCTGTTTCAAAACTTGTTACCTCTTCAATACCCAATGCAGTTAAAAACTTTATTGCTTCTCCCTCTGTAGGAAACTTCATTGGAAAGCCTGTTGGTGTTGTGAGTAAATCAAAACAATCAAAGTCCTCCACATCTTTATGTGCTTCTTTAATTATATCTTGAACTATAACAAACATGTTTACCTCTCTAAACTTCTAGAAATTCTAGAACTTTATCTCTTATAAAATATATGTTTACCTATTCTAATTATTCTTTTTAGTTTAGTAGACCAATTAGGTTGAACATAAAAAGCATGATAATGTGTCGCCCCATTGAGTAAAGATATGGATGCTCCACCCAATACTAGGTTGGCTGCATTAACTGCTTCATCATAAGCATCATAGTTGTACATTCTCTCTGTCTTACCATCACACCAATAACTGAAGGCACATTTATTTTTTACTGGATTACCTTTCCAATACTTACCAGACTGTACCACACTACATATAGTATCAGGGAATGACTTACTCTCAAGCCTTTGTAGTATGACACTCCCTACTGCTAACTGTCCTATAAAACTTTCACCTCTTGCTTCAAAATAAATTGCCTGAACTAAACAAAGTTCTTCTTCATTAAGATTAAATTGTTCAGGAATAGAAAAAGGTTTTGCATTTATAGTGCTACTTAATAGTAAAAGTATTACTGTTATTGATTTAAACATTAAACAAACTTTCTTTTATTAACAAACTTATTTAAATCTTTCTCAGTAAAAGCTATTTCTTTTTCAATAGCTGTACGTATTGAGACTAAGCATTGCAACTTCTCTGAAAAGTCTAGAGAGTTATAGTCTTCCTTCATGATTAGTGTAGGACTACCCCTCTGCTTTGATACTTCCATTATGACAGACATTAGTTTCCCTCTTGTAGATTATCTAAATTAAATACTTTACCAAAGTTATCCAGAAGTGGATTATCTTTTTCTATTATACCACCTACTACTTCTCTTTCTATATCATTAAGAGATAGTTCAGACCAATATATTTCCAGTGCTTTCGTATCTCTTCTGGACTTGAACATGTGGTACTCACCAGCCGGAACTATAGCTACATCTTCATTGTATAAAACTGTGACATCAACCAAGTCATAGTCTTTCCAGCGGTGTATCTCAAGCTCACCTTCCTCTACATAGAAGGCATTGATCTTTGACTGATGTCTATGCTTAGAACAATAGCCACCAACATTAACAAAGATACTATGCACCTCTAACATAGGACGTTGGATAAGGGGCATCGTTGTACCCCATACTTTACCCTCTACTACACTCATTCGCTTACCTCATTAGATTGTTCTTCAAGACCATTTAGAAAACCGTTTATATCAGATAATTTAATATCTGTCAAGCTATTTATTTCTAGCCCAGAAAAGACACACACATCTACTACATAATCTGCTAGAGAAGTAGGCACTTCATCGTGAGATTTAAAATCATATTTATCCATCAGTATTTCCAATCAATTTCAAGCCAATCATTTTTATCAACAGATGTCATACAATTATTACAAGTCATAGCAGCCCATGAGAAATGATAGACACGGGTATCAGCATGACAGTGAGGACACATGATAAACTTACCCCCTTTACCTGCCCTTGTGTAGCGATTAACATTTTTATATTCTCTCTCGTTTGGAGATCGTTGGTGTTTAAGTTTCCAATCCATTTGCCTAGCGAATGGGATGCCCATTATATCAAACAGCCATTCGCAAAAATCTTTAGGTAGCTTCTTCATTGTTTTCATCCTTATATTATATCACACTATCTCATACTATGCAACTATAATTTCAACTATAACATGAAGTATAATTAAGTACATGATTATAGACATTTTTTTAACTTATCTTTATTACCCTCTGTTGCATCAGAGTAAGTAAGTTCTTTAATATAATCAAGATAAGCATCCTCTCGTAAATCAATGTCGCCATACCAAGATGGCATTTCATCAAAGGTATTCTCAATCCATAACTCCCAATCGTAGGGAGACATCCACCCATCAGG